TCGATCCGGCCGGGAACATCAAGCCGGACAAGGCAAGGTCTACGGAGAAGATCGACGGGATCGTGGCTCTGATTATGGGCCTAGACCGGGCAATCAGGAACGGTGGGGGCGGAGAGTCCTACAGCTTCGAGGTGCTGTAATGGACAGGTGGCGAGGCAAGCCGGACTGCAAGGCCTTTGAGATCATAACCGGCTTGCGAGTCTGCGGGGCCGACTGGGATCCCGAGGTAGCCCGCCATGAGTTCTATCGCGATTTAGCGAAGATGATCTGTTGGTGCAACCGGCAACACTTATTGTCCTCCGATCTGCCCCTCGGGGATCTTGTGGCCCAAGCTATCGGCGTTGACACAAAGGACAACTATATTCACCGATACCCGAAGTCCAAGAAGGCAATCTCGTGGGCGGAGTTCCAGGCCGCCGAACAGGTGCGGGTTGACAAGTTGCTCGGCTTGTGACAAGATACAATTACGCTAGGTATAGGCTTGATCGCCTCGGAGGCCTAGCGTGAGTGCCGAACAAGCCGACGCTCTTCTACAGACTCGCCAATCGCCTCATCGGTAGATATCTCCAAGAACGCCGCGGCGCACCTTCTCCCTGGGATGACTATTGGTACGAGAGTGCGCAGCGCGCATCTTCTTCCAATGTCAACGTCACCCAGGACGTAGCTCTATCATGCGCGGCCGTGTATGCGTGCGTGCGCGTGCTGGCATCTACCGTTGCCCAACCGCCCCTTATGCTCTACCGCAGGGACGGCGAAGATCGGGAGCGCGCGAAGAATCACCCGCTCTACTGGCTCCTACACGAAGCGCCCAATTCCGAGATGTCAGCCTTCCAGTGGAAGGAGACTGTAGGGACGCACCTGTTCCTGCGGGGCAATCACTTCAGCCATATCGAGCGGGACAGGGCGAATCGGATCAAGGCTCTCTGGCCCCTGTCTCCTGATCGGATGACGGTCAAGCGTCCGCAGCCGAGCGCGCCGCTGGTTTATGAATACCGCACCGATGCCGGTGGCAAACGACTCTACGAGCCATACGAGATCCTACACGTCCGGGGCATGTCCCTAGATGGGATCATCGGGCTGTCCCCGATCACGGTTGCGCGCGATGTGATCGGGGCTGCGGTGGCAACGCATGAATACGGCGCGCGGTTCTTCTCCAACTCATCGCTCGCCACCGGATTGCTTACCCCCGAGACTCACTTACAGCCCGAGCAGATGAAGGAACTGCGTGAGTCATGGGAGCGGTCGCAGGGCGGGCCGGGCAACTGGCACCGAACCGTCATTACACCCCCGAACCTGAAGTTCACCGCGCTGTCTATCACGCCCGAGGACTCGCAATTCATCGAGACGATGAAGTTCCGGGTTGCGGATGTTGCCAGGATCTTCGGCGTGCCCCCGCACAAGGTCGGCGACTTCGACCGCGCGACATACAGCAACATCGAAAGCACGAATCGGGAGTGGATCAAGACGGGCGAGCCGATGGTCCATTGGAACCGGCTTGAGAATGAGATCAACCGCACGCTGCTCTCCGACAGGCAGCAGGGCGAATACTTCTGCGAGCATCTGATTGATGGGCTGCTGCGCGGAGACATGGAGCAGAGGCACACGGCATACGCATCTGGCATCCAGTGGGGCCACCTGACACCGAACGAAGTCCGGCGCATGGAGAATCGTCCCCCGCTTGGCCCCGAGGGAGATGAGCCGTGGATGCCTTCCAACATGATCTTCATGCCCGACCCCAACGAACCCGAACCAGAGCCGGTTGTGGTCATGGCCCCGGCGCCGGAACAGGAACCCGAGGAAGATCCGGGGGAGGCTCCCGCCGGCGATACCGTTGCGGTCGATGAAAAGACCCAGGCAGCCGCCCGAGCCTTCCTCCCGGCCTTCGCGGATGTGATATCGCGCGTGGTTCGGCGCGAGAAGGCCGACATCCTGGCCTCAGCGCGCCATCTACTCAAGCGTGGGCGCATCGAGGACTTCGATGCCTGGCTCGCCGAGTTCCAGCCGCAGCATGAAGAGTGGAGCAGCGAGCAGGTTGAACCGCTTCTGAGATCGTTCTACCTATCCGTTCTTGGGGCTTCGGGTGCGGACGTGGCCGGGATCGGCTCGCTTGTGGGCAGCCGATCAAGCGCCTTCGGCCATGTGAGGGCAGGTCGGGTAGCCGAAGTACGCGAGTGGGCGCATGCGGCCGGCGGGGATGTGTCCGCACTCGAAGCCCGCATGAACAATGGCGGAAGTGAAGATCCGGGGATGATCGCGGATGCCCTGGTGCGGGCCGAGTATGACGCGATCCGTCCGCTGATTGGAGGCTCCTGTGGGCATTGAAGAACTCAAGGCGCGCATCCCAGAGCGCGAGACGCGGGCCTTCCCGGTAAAGTGCGAAGTGCGGGGCGATAGCGAAGGCGTTGGCATTCTCGTAGGCCATGCCGCGGTATTCAATACCGAGGCCGATAGCGGATGGGGCTGGAGAGAAGTCATCAAGCCTGGAGCGTTTACCAAGACGCTGCGGGAGAAGGCCGATGTCCGCGCCCTAATCAACCACGACCCCAATCTGGTCCTGGGTAGAAGCAAGAGCGGTACGCTCACCGCGGGCGAGGATGCTGCGGGCCTGAGCATCGAAGCCGCCCTGCCGGATACATCCTACGCCAGAGACTTGTCCGTGGTCATGCGGCGTGGTGACGTGGATCAGATGTCCTTCGCCTTCAGATCCGTCAAAGAGAACTGGGTCGAAGAACGGGACAAGGATCCGCTGAGAGAACTGCTTGAAGTCGAGTTGTATGACGTGTCCGTAGTGACATACCCGTTCTATCCGACTACGGATGCTCAGTTGAGAAGTGTGATTGAACGCGAGCGCGCCGGGAAGCTGACGGAGCGCGAGCGAGAGGTTCTTGCCGAACTTCGTGGCGTCAAGCCAGCCGAGCCGGTCCAGGTGGACCACTCGGACGAGGCCGTTCCTAGCCCCGAGCCGGTCCAGGCGGACCACTCGCGGAGTATGGATCAGGCATTGCGGATCGCCAGGGGAAAGCAATGGCTGACACAGAGAGGAAATGTGAGATGAAGCTGAACGAGATGCGGGACAAGTACCGCGAGCTAATCGAGCAGGCCGAGGCGCTTCGCACGAAGGCCGAGCCTAGCGTCGAGGATGCGAACAAGGTGGACGATCTGCTCAAGCAGGCCGATGGCGTGCGGGCGCAGATCGAGCGCGAGGAGAGGCTGGACGAGCACAAGAGTTGGTCCAGCGATAGCGCCAAGCCGCCCGAGAAGCCAGCCCCGGAGACTCGCAAGGAGACTCCCGCGGGCGATGACTTCGGGCTGGCACTTCAGAGCATCGCCATGCGGGGTGGATACCCCGGATTCTCGTCCGAGCAGCGCAGCCGAATCGAGAAGCGCGCTACGGGCATGAATGAAGCCATCGGGTCCGAGGGCGGCTTCATGCTGTCCCCCGAGTATGCCGCGGGCATCCTACAGCGGACATACGATGCGTCCCTGGCGGCTCAGCGGTGCCGGCGCTGGCAGATCGGCGCGAGTTCGTCTTCCCTGATTCTCAATACGATTCAGGAGACTTCGCGCGTCGATGGATCCCAGTTCGGTGGAGCGACGGCCTACTGGCTCGCGGAAGCGGCGGCCAAGACGGCCAGCAAGCCGGCACTGGGGCAGCTGGAACTCAAGCCGAAGAAGATCGCGTGTCTGTGGTATGCCACAGATGAACTGGTGCAGGACGCTACAGCCCTGTCCAGCATGGCGAATGACATCTTCGGGCAGGTTCTCGGCTTCAAGGTCGATCATGCGATCCTGTTCGGGACTGGTGCCGGACAGCCGCTTGGCGTTATGAATGCACCCTGCAAGGTGGCGGTTACGCGGGCCACTGGTTCGTCCATCACGTCCACGGACATTCTCAAGATGTGGTCGCGGATGTGGCCGAGGTCTCACGCGAACGCGGTGTGGTTCGCCAACGTCGATACCTTCCCCATGTTGGCGTCTATGTATATCGCAATTGGCGCCACGGGAATCCCCGTCTTCACGCCCGCGAACGGACTGTCTGGATCTCCGTACTCGACCCTGATGGGCCGCCCGATAATCTTCCACGAATCCTGCGCCACTATGGGGACTACGGGCGACATCATCCTCGCGGATATGTCGCAGTACGCGCTCGTTGACAAGGGCGGCGCGCAGATGGCAGAGAGCATTCACCTGAAGTTCAACTATGACGAGACCTGCTATCGGCTCGTCTATCGGGTTGATGGGATGCCCCTGTGGTCCGCGGCCCTGACGCCGGCCAGTGGAAGTGCCAACACGCTCAGCCCCTTCGTCGTTTTGACAACGTAATAGGGAGGGTAATACGGTGCTACCGTTTACTCTGCCAGAGAATTGCAAGATCGTAGAGGCGATATCGCCGAAGACAGATGCGGCGGGCACTACGGGCGACTATATTTCTTGCAAAAACGCCCTGAAGGTATACGTCGTCATTCATTTGACGCAGGGGGCGGCCAATACTGTCACCTACGGCATGAATGAAGCGACGGCGGTTCTCCCGTCGGATGCGGCGGCCGTCACGGCCACGTTCCCGATCTGGAGCAATCTGGATTGCGCTGCATCCGACACTCTGGTTAGGCGCACCAACGCCGCGACGTATACGACGAACACCGGGGTGAAGCACAAGATCGTCATTTTCGAGTGGGATCCGGCGCTTCACACGGCCGGATATGATTGCGTGGCGGTTACGTCTGGTGCGTCTGCCGCGACAAATATTGTTTCCGCGATGTATTACATTGTCGAGCGGTATCCGGGGCCTACCCCGCCCGCCTCGATTACTGACTAGGGAGGGGCTATGGCCCAGTTGAGTTTGCCAGAGAACTTCAAGATCGTGTCGCTTTATGGGGGACCGAGCGACGGCTCGATCACGACCATGAGCGATTGGATCAGCTGCAAGAACGCACAGAAGGTCTGGATCGTCGGGTACTACTACGGGACGACGGCCACGACTTTCCCAGTGACCATGTATGAGGCGACCGCGGTAGCCGGCACCGGCTCTGCGATCATCACGGCGACGTGGCCGATCTGGAAGGTGTCATCGACGACTTCAACGGATGCTCTCACGCGGCAGACGGACGCGGCGATCCTGACGATCGACCCGGACGGCGTGGGGACGAGTCCGATGCTATTCGTATTTGAGTGGGATCCGTCCAAGTTCAGCGCCGGATTCGATTGCTTGGCGGTCAAGGGCCTGACGGGCAACGCTGCTGATAATGTGTCTATCCTGGCCTATATCCAGGAGCGGTACGGGCAGGCGGCTCCGCCTTCGGCTATCGTAGACTAAGGTTTTGGGCTTGGGGCGGGGACGAATCCCCGCCCCGAATCAAGGGGGACTCTAATGGCTGGTGCTCCAAGGGCGGCGCTTCAGGCCGCGTGGATCGGTGGGAGCCTGGTGATCTATCCCGGGGATATCACCGGCACAA